ACATGGGAAGAGATTGGGGCGCACGCCGTCGGCCACAATACAAACTCAATCGGGGTTTGCCTGCTGGGTGGACACGGGTCGAAAGCAACCGACAAGTTTTCTGACAACTTCACCCCAGAGCAAGAGCGCTCGCTTCTCCGCTTGCTTGGCGAGGTTAAGGCGCGTTACGGCAGCGTAAAAATCAGCGGCCATAACGACTACGCCCAAAAAGCCTGCCCTGGATTTAAGGTTTCAGACTGGCTGGCAAACTCCGAGCGCAGTCAGCGAGCGAGTATTTCCGAGTCTAAGACGATCCAGGCTTCGCAAGTTGCCAAGGTGGCGGCGGTGGCAAGCCCGATTGTCGGGATGTTCTCTAACGTCCCGTGGCAAACACTGGCAGTCATGGGCGCGTTCACTCTGATAATCTTGCTCGCGACTGGGATTATTGACTTGGAGCGCTTGAAGAAATGGAGGCGTGGGGATCGGTAATGCTTACTAAGCTCCACTCCTACGCTCTTTTCGCAACTGCCATAGTGTTGGCGGTTGTCGGTGTGTATTGGCGCGGCGTCAGAGATGGCGTCGCAAAGGTCGAGTCGAAGATAGACTCAGCCAGGCTCAACGCTGCACTCGAAGCAAATAAAATTGAAAGGAGCGTCGATGCGCTTTCTGATACTGACTTGCGTGATCGCGCTGGTAAGTGGGTGCGCTAACCCGTCTGGAAATTACTGTGACATTCACAAGCCACTTCTTTTTGGGAGCGGCGAAACAGTCGAATGGCTTGGCCAAAACGACCAAGACCTACTCCGTGGAATTGTTACAGAGAATGAAAAATGGGAAGCAATCTGCAATGGGTAAAAGGGCTTGGTGATAGACTGAGCGGGTGGGTAACCTCCTTGAGTCGAGTTGCAAACAACTGCCTCTTTGACGGCCCATCTGAAAGTCTTTGCTCCCGCGCTTGGAGGCTACGGGGGCAAAGCAAATTTTGGATGTGTTGGGTAAGAGTGTTCGGTCGCATACACTGCGCTAAGTCGTTCCGCGAATACCACGGCGATCAAGAGGAGCGCTGATTTTTCCTGTAAGTGGCGGCGGCAACGCTCCCTATTATGAAGTCGAGCGTCTTCTCCAGCCCGCCATCTATTCTTGTGTCGTTGACGATTGAGATGGTGGGAGCAATTTCGTTTATTTCACTTGAGTGAGTTGCGTCTGGCGGCTCGTCCTGGGTCGATAGTGAAATGACTATTCCGCCCATCGACTTTATCCGTTGGCCCTCGTTGAAGAACCTCACGTCGTCCGTCACTACCAACTGGCCACTGTCCATCATCGCTTGCGCCTTGTGCTGCCACATGGCCCCCCAAAGATCGCCGCCGATTATGTCCCGACCCCATTCCGTCCCCAGCGTCTGCATTGCAAATCGGGGCGTCTTTCCGCATAGCAAGTCGCATGGTAGCTCCTTCAGCTTCCCTTCGATGTGGTCCTCTGTCAGCCCAAAGCCACGAAGCATGTCTTTCAGTGGCCCAGCAAACTTCAAAACCTCATAGTTATATTTCTCATGTAGGTATTGTGCAGCATAAGATTTCCCGCTGCCCATACGCCCTGAAAAACCTATCAGACTTGGGATCATTTGCCGTCCTCCTTGTCAGCAAGTGCCAACCTGAGTGCAAGAAGTTCAGCAGAAAGCCAGCGCAACTTGTCCATCGCCTTGCGTCGGTCATCCAATTGCTTTGAGTTTATGCTGTCGTCGTCAGCGACCTGCTCAATAAGCCACTCGACATCACGAATCCTGTCGCGGCAGCTCGTCATCTGAGACTCTACCTCAATGATCCGTTTCGTTATTTCCAGCTTTGTGTGAGGTGTCTTCATTGCTTTTTATCCAGTGGTGTATATGGCATCCAGCTAGAGCAGACGTCGCCCCCGCATGTTTCGCAGGCAAATGTCCCGTCGTGATTTCCTGTAGAGCGCCCACAAGTCCTGACGCTTCTTTCTTTCGGAAGCTCTCCACGCCAGCAGGCGTCAACCTTGAAGCATCCTCTGCAACGCCAGTCACTCTCATCAATGCTGCACTTTGCGGCCATATTAGAAAGAACTCGCTCGACCTTGAGGTTCAAAGACTCAAAGCGGAAGACGTCAAAGTCGACATACTCGTGATGGTATGCGCTGTTGTTCTTGTTGTAAGCGACGAGGACGAACCGCTCGATGCCAGACATCCCCATCATGAACTGCATTTGGTCATAGTAATTTGCGTGTGAGACCTTCACGCCTTTCTTCGCAAACTCGTTGAACTTGTTATCGTTCATAGATTTGATCTCGACACCGACAACCTTGTCGTCGATCTCAGTTAGCCCATCTGCGTGGCCAATGGCGTGACCGCCATAGGCCGTGTAGCGCCACTGCTTCCCAGTCATAGGGTCTTTCTCCATGACGTGGACGCCGCCTTTGGCCATGTCCTTCACGACAAGATATTCAATGCGGTGTCCGTCACGGAAAATACGCTTCAGTTGCTCGCTGGGTGGGGTATCTGGGTATCCCCGAAAGCTGAAAGCGATGCTCGCCTCGCAACTTTGACCGACACCAGATGCGCCAATGTATGCTCTCGCCTCGCCTCTCGGCTCGTTGGAGTATGCGTCTCTGATTTTGCCACTGATGTCGGTCATTGTTGTTCCTCAAAACGGGATGTCGTCGTCCAACTTCATACCGCCGCCAGTCGCTGGGGGCGCTTGAAAGTTATCTTTAGTCACCGCACCCGCCTGAGAGCCAAGCTCCGATGGGGCAAAGAAATAGTGGACCGCCGAACCAGTCTTCGTCTCGCCGTTTTTTTCGTAGCTGTCTGCCTTTACAGCAACTCCGACCCTTAGACCGCTCATGGACGACACGTCGCCTGGCTTGTCGGGGTTCGGGTGGCCGCCGTGGACAAGAAGAGCTTTGAGCTGCTCACGACCAATGCGGGTCGCATCATGCGAGGACGGGACGTGGACGTTGATCCAAGTCTTGATCGTCGCTTCAGAAGCGGTGTCCTTCAAGACCACCTCAACCTGCTTGCCATTTTGTCGCGTGTCCCGCAACGCGGCAGATTCCACGACGCAGAGATATTTTCCAGGCTGTAGCATGGAAGACTGACGCACCTCGACGCCCGAAAGATTGAGTTCGTTAAATGAAAATGCCATGAGATCACTCCTCGCTTGGCTGGTTTGTTTCAGGTGACTGCGCTTCTTTCCAAGCAACAAAGGTTGCGTCGTCCATGTCCATTCGGCGGAACAAGTCGACAATGTTGCCAGTGCGCTCGACCGCCCGAAGCCTGCGGTTCTCGTCACGCACTTTGCCTTTCCACCCCTTCACTTCTTCTGTGACGACGTATCTAAGGACTTTCTGGCCAGTCTTACTGTCCCCAGCGGTCGATCTGACGCCGCAAAAAACGCAGTCAAAGATGCCAGGGAGCTGCTGCATGGTGGCTTTGCCGCCCACCATTGGCCAGTATTCGGTGTTGCCGTTGTCGTCTTGGTTTTCTTTGGCGAGTGCCGTGACCAAGACGTGCATAGGCATGTCGCGAACCGCCTTACACGCCCCAACTAACTGCGCCGCATGGTTGCCCCACACCTCGAAGCCGTTGGCGTTTTTCTTACCTTGGCGCTTAGCGCTTTCTTGTGCTTCGATCTCTGCGGCCTTCATTGAGTGGTCACTCAGCTCAGTGAGGCTGTCGATGCCAATCCACTTGTAGCCGCGAGACTTAAAGTCGTCTGTCCGCGTCCACTTAAAAATGTCCACAAAGCTGAAGATGCCGTTGTCCGCATCGGAGCCGCCGTCCCATGAGGAGAATGGCAAGTAGTCAATCCCCGCAGACCTGATCGACGAAAGACCTGACTCGCCGCTCACGATGAAGCCTGGGCCATAGTGGTCCTGATAATGCTTAAACTGCGTGGTCTTTCCCCAGCCGTGGTGGCCATACAGGAGACACTTCCGATAAGATGTCGTGTGGTCCTTCGTGTTAAGGGGTGCAAACATTTACGCTACCTCCGCTACTTTGATCTGCGCCTTGCCCGCCTTGCGCGTCAGCGCTGGCAGCAAAGCCTTTTGCTCTGCATCGTCGAGCTGCTGAAACCTACGCTTGTCGACGGACAAAGAGCGTTTGACGTGATCTGGAAGGCTTGGGTGTTCCTCTAGGATTTCCTCAAGGATTTCGGTGTCCCACTGCCAGCGTTCAGGGCGGTTGCAAATCACAGCATACTTCC